GTAGCCGCCCTGGCTGATTCCCGCAATATATCTAAACCTCGGGCACCTTTGATACCAGAAGATGCAATAAAATAAAGACCTTCAGCTAATTCAACTGGAGAACGACCAACCTCTTTCGACATTTTTAATACTGAAGAACTCCATGCATTTGCTGTCTTTTGAGCAATACCTGCTAAACCTACCATTTTTTGAATGGCAAATTCATAATCTTTAGCAGTTTTAAGAGCGGCCGCACCAGCAGCCAATATAGGTAACGTTAATGTGGTAGATGCAAGATAACCAAACGTACGCATCCTTTGCGCAGCCAAACCTAATTTAGCAGTTAAATTACCTTCAAATTTATTAACCGCCGAACCAGCCATTGCCAGTTGCGTGACGTCTACCTGTAATCGTGCTATTAAGTTACCTAAAAACATAAGCGTTATTTTTTACCGTTCTTATTCACCACCTTTTTCTTACCTATAAGTCTTAAAAGAGTATCTTTTATAGTTTGTGGAGACTGTTTTCTAGTCATTATATCTTCATCAACCTCCCAACCAAACAAACCCACTTCCTTCGCTTCTTTTAAACTATGTCCTTCCTTCAAAGATTTACCCGCCGTGTTCCAAATATGCTTTGCAAGGTATCTAGCAACTTCATATTGTATTTTGTACAAATCAAGATCCCTATCCATAACACTTTTCATGGCATACCTAAACTCAATAGGCGTTAAATCATAGAACGCATTAACCGTAATACTTAATCTACCTATGGCAGTACCACACAACTCATTAAAATTAATTAGGTCTAACGCTTTTAGTAAACCTAATTTTTCAACTTTTTTCTAGTTAATTTTCCTCCGGGACTTTTTGCTTCAATTTCATCTAATTTAAGATCAGAAAAGAATTCAGGAATTAATTTCATAAAGTCAAAATAGACTTCATCCATTACATCTTCCATATCCTCCTTTTTAAAGGTAAAATCTAGTTTCATTTTTTGATGACCTTTTTGTAAAGCGAAAAACAATAATTTTTCATATGCTTCATAATCTGTACCATCATCATCTACAGATAAACCTCTACCTAATTCTTCTTTTAATTTTTTCAAAGCAAAATAAGAAACCCTGATTGGATATTCTTTGTCCTCATAAGTTATGTACCGTACCATTTTGATTAATTTTTTTTGATTAATATTTATATTCTTATTTAAAAATAAAATCCTTGATTAGGATTTATGTTAATTATCAATAAGATCTGGTGAAGATGAAGTCAAAGGACTATCTGATACGCCAGCAAAGACATATACTTTTCCTGTAATCTTAATAGTTGCATTCGCTGTAATTTTATCTCCAACAGATGCACTAAATGGTATCTCCGTCACCAATCCTGCAAATTCCATGTGAGTATTCTCACTATCTGGAATTGAGATCAAATAATTTTGAACAGTATCACTTTCAAAATCATCATTTAAAATATCATATGTCGATGGGGAAAAATTCATAGTAAGACTAACTGTCCCACCTTCCCTCAAACTCGCTATATGCTCTCGATAACCACCTACTGAATCAAGGGCGGTTACCTCAATCGTTTCTCTTGTTTTGGTAGGTCCATCAACTGCGGAAATTTCCGCAATGGAGGTCCACACCGTGGTCCATTTCCAAAATTTGACACCCATACCTGAAATAGCATTGCTACTCATAATTTACCTCCTTTTCAAATTTAAATTAATATACATAGGCTATCTACGTTGAATTTCAAAATTCAATATAATAATAGCCCTTCCATTATCATCCCATCCTAACATAGCAGGTCCGTTAGAACAGTAAATAACAGAATATAAAGTACTATTCACAGTTTCTTGCCCAATCCCGTGTAAAGTATCCCTAATATCTTGTGCCAAAGCATCTCCTGTAATATAACTGGCATTTCTAACACGTATCTGTACCGCATCATAATAATAATTTTCACCTTTTATAAAAGTTAACATTGGTGCAGCACTCATACCAGCAAAAATTGTAACAGTATTTATAGGTGTAGAAGGTTCTTTAGCTATAAACAAATCAGTACCAAATACCAACCCTAATGAACTCTCATCCACTAATAAACATTTTATGTCCTCACAAACAGAATTCATAATCTTTTACTTTATGTTGGTGATATAAATTGTTGTGATCTAAATTCCTTACTATATGACATACCTTTTCTAGCAGCAGTTTTACCAAAACCTTTTAATAAATAAGCCCTTTGTACTATTTTAAGTATTTCAGTCCTTTTTACTTTTAAAGCCTTTTCAAAAAATTTAGCACCTGAACCAGTTTCACTCCACTGAGTCCCTACTGGCATTTCATGTGCCCATATAGCATATGGAGAACTAAATCCCATTAATACATTTACATTAGAAGCTGACTTAGTTTCAGTCTTAGCTTTTGCTAATGCTCCTTGATGTGCTGCATTTAATTCAGTTGCATCAGGTCCTATAAAACCACCCCCTTTTCCTCGACGTACACCTGCAGAATTAACTATAAACCAACTCTTCCTTAAATTCCCTAAATCTTTAGGTATCGTAGGTATTTCAGTTACCATAGCTTTACCAATCATATCAGCCGCTTCAGTCATACCTTCCATACCAGCAAATTTCATATTACCTAACTCATTCCTTAAATTTGCTTTAAGTTGTGCAAAACCTGTTATGTAGACTCTACCTGCCATAATATTATACCTTCTGTTCCCAATTTGGTTTCAAATAATACATACGTACAAAATCAGTTGTTGACATTACCATTGGTGTTTTCTCTTTAGAAACTATTTTAAAAACACCTTGTATTGTTTCAGGTAATGGATATGTATCTCCTGATTCAATATCTAATCCTAAAAGAAGTAAACTAGCTAATGTACCAAGATATACAAGTTCATCCTCCTCTGCTTCAGTATTGGTTAAAATTAATCCAGTGGAAATAAGTTCTTCATTTTTCCTATTGGTAATTAGTTTTGTCATTTGATCCCAACGTACAGCAATCTCAACAGGTTCATCATACGTATTAGTACCATACCCAGGATTCACAGGATTGGCCCAATGTACAGCAGTCTGCACTGCAAACTTACTAATAACCTTTTCTATAATATTACTCATGCGTCAAAACTTTGAACCGCCCTCAAAAAAGCAGGTTTCTTTTCCAAATCCATAAATGCCCCTGATGTATCCAATGCTAAAACCATTTGACCATAAGAAGTAGATTGCAAACCTGCTCCCCATTTTCCTATATACTCAATTTTAGCAGTACCAGCTTCTGCGATTTTCGCTACCCGTTCTCTTGTAATAGCCAACATGTGTCCTGCCAACCATTTCTCTATTTCTGTATATAAATCAGAAGCAGTGGTTCCCAAAACAGTATTTACCATCGTATTCGCTGCAGCTATATATTTATTTACATCTGCCTCAGTAACGGTCATACCATCCATTATACTATTCACATCGGCATAATTCGTTCTTACAGCCATAATTATTTTGTTTTAATTAATGTACTTTCTAATAATGATATAATTCCTGTTTTCCAAGGTAAATCCAACCAACGTAACATTTCATGTATTTGTTGAAAATTACCATTTAACATTCGTTCAGGCCATATAACCTTACAGTCTAATCCTTTTTCCATCATTGACACAAATAATTTTTCATGTTCATGTACCCACCACAACCAACCACTTCTTTCATCTAAAACATTAATAGCCTCTAATATTGATGGATCCTCATACGCATCCATAAATCCTGTTTTCAAACAAGAAGAAATAACATCCCCTGTTCTACGTCTAACAATAATATATTTAGCATTAGGATATGCAAAAGCCCAAATAGGCCATATTTGAGCAATCCTTGCACTTTTATACATCCAAATTACTTTTTCAGAATAACCCTCTTCAATTAATATATCCTCAACTTTATTTTTCCAATCAAATGGAATAGGCATTTGTGAATAATCTGGTAAAGGGTATTGTCCTCGATTATCTATAGATAAACTATTTTCATAATAAGTATTAACAAACTGTTTTATTTTTTTATTTTCACACATTGTGGTTGTTTCACCTGTAAATCCACCACACATTTCAATAATGCGAGCAATAAGTGAACTACCCGAACGTTCAATTCCAGTAACAAAAACTGGTATATTTAGCTTACTCTTTACCATATCACAACAATTATCTAATAATCACACTTTGCCAATATACATTTAAATTGACTAAAATTACGAATAAAATCTTGATCTACATAAAATTGATTCATTATATTTTTAATCATATTAAATTTAATTGGGTATGATACACATATTCAACCACCCATTCTACCTTTGCTTTCCTCATTCTAGGCTTACCATGAAAACAAACAACAGAAATATTTTCAGGTAAAATTTTTAGATATTGTACCATTCTATCTACCCTTGGTTTAAAACTGCTAATTTTATCAGTAAGATCCTGCCAAAATAAATCAGTAGGTACAACAGCATTCATAAACCACATATCTCCTTTCTTATATGTTTTCATATAACCTTTTGGATTCTTTACCCATACATCCCATATTTTTTCTACCTTTTCATTATTAGCTGGTACCCACATAACTCCATTAGCATAAACACTCCTACCTTTATAAAAATCAATTAAATTTATAAGTTTATTTTCATTCTCTTCATTTGGAAATAAATCAATAATATCCCCAACAATAGCAGTATCCAAATCAAAAAACAAAAAAGGTCTATATTTTTTTAATTGAGGAGCAAATAAATTCATCTTACACCACCAACCAGGCCATTCATTATTATACATTGGTAAAAGTGTACAATCTTTTAATTTTATAATAGAACTAACCTTGTCATACAAACAATAAATATTTAAACACTTTTTAGATTTCCATTGTTTTTTCAAATGGAAACATAATAATTCAACATCACTAAAATGAAAATCCTTACCAACTTTTAAAGCCAATAATACATTATAATCTTGCATAGGTATCCCTTTCTTTTAAATGAGTATCCATTAATTCTTTGACCAATTTAGACAAATTAGATCTAATTTTAACAGACTTAGTATTTGAATGCCTTCTATAATAATAAAGTATTTCATCACAATAACCTAATTTAAATCCTGCCCAAAGACAACGTAAATTAAATTCATATTCTTCAGAATGGTGTAACCTTTCATCAAATCCTTTTAATAAATCAAATATTTCTTTCTTATATAATACTGTACCTCCATGTATTGGATTAGATTTTAAAAGGTTTTTGTATGATACAACTTCTGGTGGTATATATCTATTTCCATGATTACCATTTTTATCAATTTCAATAGCATTTCCATGAATAAAATCAACATCTTGTTGTACAATAGCATCAACGGCAACTGTAAGACTATCCTCAGATAAAATATCATCTTCATGTAAAAACTTAATATAATCTCCAGTAACTTCTGGTAATACTTTATTAAAATTCTCAGCCCAATCACCTTCCCCTTGACTAATAATAAGCTGACACCAATCTGGTACACTATCAATAGCTTCTTGTAACCAACCTCTATCATCTTTATAAGGAATAATAATAGTTACCTTTGGTTTTCTATAACTATTAAACTTAAAAATTGAAGTTTCCTTTAAAGTTAATAACTTGTATAATATTTCATTTTTTTTAATTTTATTTATATTAGTCAAATGAAAAACTTTTTCATGCCATTGATGTAAAACAGAAACTTCTAAAGGTATTTCCTTTTTTAAACCTAACCTAGTAATCCTTTCCACAAATTCATCATCCTCATAAGCAACACCATTAGCGAACCGTTCATCAAATCCACCAAGTGCATCCATATTTTTACGAGTTAAAACACCACAAAAATGATAATACACTGGACGATAAATTGGATGATTATACCAACCTAACATATTTTCATATTCATATGTTCTTTGAGATAATTTTCCTTGTTTACGTTTTCTTCTTGGTGTATTTTCATTTCCATATCTTTTTTGAGGTAAACTATCAAAATTAGAAATTAAATCAAATACACTTTTTTCCTCAAATTCCCCAAAAGCATAAGTAGAAATAGATAAATAATTATCATCTGTAATATTTTCAACTATATAAGTAAGAACATCCCCTACATGAATACACTCAGGATTTTGAATAATTATTATATCTCCTTTCGCTGCGGCAATACCTATATTATATGGAATACAACTATTCATGTACCATTTATCCTTTTTTTCTATATGAATAACACGCATAAAAGGAAATTCAAAAATTAAATCTTCAACCCTTTCTTCTTCATCGCTACCATCATCCACTAAAATTAATTCATAATTTTTTTGAACAGATTTTTTTATTGACTGTAAAGTATTATACAATACTTTTTTCCTATTATAATATGCAATTACTATACTAATCATATCAAAAATCCTCCTTCTTTTAGTATATTCAATATCTGTTCTTTACTTTGCTTTTTAGCCGTTTTAGAATTAAACTTTTCTAATGTTACTCCAGTAAACCCTTTAACCACACTAGAATCCCAAATATGCCAATACGTTCTACCAGTTACTAAATCTGGATAAATAACATATGAATCATGAGGAGCTTTCTTGGTTGACTTAATTTCAAATTCAGAAATCAATCCTTCATGTATTTTTTCACCTACTCTACTTCCTGTTATATCTATTTTTACATCTAACCATTCCCCATAGTATTCAACTAAAACTTCAATCAAATCCTTAATATAAAAACAAGGCATTTCCATCACATAAATTTCGCCACCTATTCCTTCACCTGTAAAAAATAATAACATATCTACAATATCTGACATCGTAGAGAAAAACCTAGTCATTCTTTCATCGGTTAAAGTAACTCTACCTTTAGTTTTAATTTGCTCAATAATAAGAGGAACAAGACTACCATTAGTTCCTAAAATATTACCACCTCTAATACAAAAAAATTCAGTATCTTTAGTATTACAATTAGCTTGTATTATTAATTTCTCAGCAGTAGCCTTAGTCAATCCATAAAGATTATTTGGTTCAACTGCTTTATCTGTTGAAACATATAAAAACCTTTTAACCTTATATTTTGTTGAAGCCTTAATCATATTAATAGTACCATTTACATTAGTTTTAATAGCCTCAACTGGTTGATATTCACAAACAGGTACATGTTTCAAAGCTGCTAAATGATAAACAATATCAAATTGATATTTTTCAAACACAGATTCAATTGCATTAGAATCTCGAACATCTCCAATTATAAAATCAACTCTTTTATCATCTATATCCCGTTGCATATTAACTTGTGCAATTTCACCACGAGAAAAAATAACAATTTTTTTAGGTATACAATCTTGTCCAAGTTCTTTATGCACCAATAATTGTGTGGTTACATATCTTCCCCAAGAACCAGTACCACCTGTAATTAATATTGTACTATTTTTAATCATCTTTTTTTCTTTTAATAGAAACATTTTGTCCTAATAAAATACGAAGTACCGTATCAGAAACATTATCTTTAGAATATTCATCTGGTATAATCCATTGTTGTTTTAATTTTAAGATATTATAATAAGCAGTTAAAATATCTTGTTTTTTTGTACCAGCTAAAATTAACGAACCCGATTCCATAAGTTCTTGTCTTTCAGTTGTATTTCTTAATACAACACAAGGTGTACTAAATAAACAGGCTTCCTCTGGAACTGTACCTGAATCAGTAAATATTACTTCAGCTTCTTGTTCAAGTCTTACAAAATCAAAAAATCCTATTGGATCAATACAAACTACTCTATCAGAAATTTTAACTCCTTGTTTTTTAAATTGATCTTTCGTACGGGGATGAATAGGAAATATAACATTCATATCCGCCCCAATTGTAGTCATAGCACTCATTATAGATTTAACCACTGAAGGGGTGTCTACATTTTCACTTCTATGTAATGATAACAATGCAAATTTCTTATGAGGTTGCCCATTTCTTTTTTGTATATTTAATCGTTCTAATATATCACTACTTACTATTTCTACTCTATAATATTTTAAAACTTCATTAATTGGATTACCAATTTTAAATACCCTATTTTTATGAAAACCTTCTTTAAGTAAATTTTGTTTACTATTCCCAGTATAAGGTAAATTCATATAAGAACAAATATCAATTATCTTACGATTTAACTCTTCTGGAACTGTTTCATCATAACATCTATTACCTGCTTCCATATGATA